CATAAGCATGATAATTAAAATTTATTTACCGCATCTTTGACAAGATCATTAAAGAAATTTTTTGATAACTTGGATAAAAAAGCACTCCACAAAAGAAGTATAGACGGAGATGTTATTGATTCGGATGAAGAAACGACAACAACAAGCGAGGAGGAAAGCCAAGAAATCGTAGCCGTATCCGAAACCGTAGAAAACACCGAAAATTCGGATGAAACTACAACCGCTGAAACGACTGAGGAAGTTGTAACAACTGAATCAACAGGTACCGATGAAAGGACAGCAACAGAGGCAGAAACGATTGAAGCGGAAACCGTAGAGGAAAATAAATCAGTTGCAACTCAAGAAAATAATAATAATAATTGAGATGAAGTTGGGGAGGACGTTGAAATAACAACCGCTGAAACTGCGTACGCCACAGGCGACGAAAACCCACAGAATGAAACAACGGCCAGCGTTGAAAAAGAGGAATCAGTAGAGGAATTAAGAGCATATATTGCACAGCTCGAGGAGGTAGCTAACAAACAAGATATTGCAATTACGAATCTTAAAGCAAAAAATATACAGCTTACAGACAAGTTGAACAATATACCTGCAAAACGTGGACTTGTTACATATAGCGGATCCGAAGAGAAAAAAGATTATAGCCTGAAATCTCAATTGATGGAAGCAAAAAACAAAGTGATTGGATAATCAATGCAAATCATTTAATCCATTTTGTTTAAAACAATGACACAACAGCAATTAATGCAACAGAGACAAGCAACACTTGCAAGACTCCAAGCAAATATCGAAGCTAGCACAACAGCTGACGAAAATCTCGAGACGAGAGCAAATGAATCTATGTCTACAGTTACAGCTGGTAAAGGTGCAGAATACGTCAAACCTAATGATATGTCAAGCCAAATTATCTCTACTGTTAGAGATATGGATACTTTTGTATCTAAGTTGGGTAATCCTATCATTATGCCAACAGCTACATATACAATCCCTGTAGAATGAAGCGACCCAACATTTACTGCTACATCTGAAAATACAGACGTACCAGGTGTTGATACTGGTTTATCTACTCCATCTAGTGGAGCTATTACATTGACTGCTAAGAAATATTCAGCACTTGCTTATATTTCATGAGAACTTGACGAGGATTCAATCCTCAATATCAATAACTACCTTGTTGACAAGTTTAGTTTGGCATTTAGTGAATTACTAGACAAAGTTTGGTATAATTCTGATATTGTAACAACCAATGCAAATATCAATACTGTTGGTGTAGTTCCAACCGCTAAATCATACTTTTTACACGCTGACGGTTTGATCAAATCAGCATTTACAGAAAATAAACTTGTAAATATTGGTGCGCTCGATCTTGCAGATATTAGAACTATGAGAAAAGCACTTGGTAAGAAATGACTCAACCCATCTAAGCTATTGCTTATCGTTGATACTGGTGTTTACTTTGCACTCCTTGGACTTGGACAAGCTGAAACTGTAGAAAAGTTTGGAGGTAGAGCAACAGTTGTAAACGGTACCATCTCAGCTATTGATGGTATTGAAGTTTTACCAGCATCATTGATTGACCTATCAGATGTTAATGGTAAGATTGATGCCGTAACTCCTGCCAATAATACAAAATGACGTTTACTTTTGGTATACAAGGATGAATTGATCCATGGATTCAAAAGACAATTGGAAATCTTTACTGAATATCTACCAGTTACTGATCAATTTAGATTTATTGCTCATACTAGATATGCAATTAAGGTTAAACCAGGTAATGTTGTATTATGATATAACGCAACTGTATAATTATTTGGACGGCCTCGGTCGTCCCTTTAATTAAACCATCCGCCGTTTTCCCACTCTTTTCGGTGGGTGGTTCAATTAAAGTATTTATTACTATATTATTACCAATGATTGATATTGTTTGTACGTCTGATATTTTGATCCGTGTAGGTCAAGACAAAAGAGAAGTTAAAAGATGAGAAATTATTAAGGTGTTGCCTGATCAACTTTGATTTTATGGTTATTACTGATTCTTGAGAGTGTCTGATATTCTCGAAACTACCAATGGAGAATATGACGCAGAGGATGTTAAAAAAGCTCTTGCTGAAAGAGCGAAAAAAGAAGTGGCACAAACTACAGAACCTAAACCACTTACTAAAAAAGAATTAGTAGCAGAAATTGAAAAATTAACAAACGCAAAAGCTCAAGGTAAAACCGTTGAGGAATTGCAAGCTGAATATGAAAAAGCTCTTGCTGAAAGTCAAGAAAGCGACGACTGAAAAGATCAATCAGAATGAAATACTGGAGATGATCAAGATAAAGACCCAGCAACAGCACAATAATAATTGTTGCAAGGTTCAATTTATATTATAATTAATGTTCCATGTCATACGTCACACTAGCCGAAGCCAACGCCTATTTATGAACGTCTGGCGAGGATACATTAGTAACAAACCTCATAACAAGCGCGTCAAAAATCATTGACGCGTTTTGTTGTGTACCTTGATTTAGTGAAGTTGAGGAAACTATACACTTGCAATATCAGCCTAATTGAAACTACCTTTTTAAACGTCCAAATGTAACGGAAATATCAAAAATTAATGGCGTAAATGTTGCACCATGAATTAACATCGATTATATTATCCAAAAAGGCAGATGGCTAAGTTTTAAATCTAGCTACTCAATAACCGCTGATGACTTTGGACGTGTCAAGTTTGAAATTAAATACTGATACGCAACTATACCCGATGCAATCAAGCAAGCGTGCTTTATGATAACTCAAGCACTCTATACAAGTAAATGATCAACTGGTCTATCATCATACTCACAAGGTGACTTTAGTTTAAATATGGCTGATGGATGAGTTTTTGGATCCGAAACAGATAAGTATAAAGAGGTTAGAATGCTTTTAAATCCTTATAAGTTGGTCAATGTTGTATCATAACGAAACCATAACCATCCATAGGGGTCCGAAGTATGCAACAACCATTACAACTGGTTTAAAAGTCCACATATACGAGCAAACCGATGATTATAATGTTATCAACTCAATCGATTGATGACAAGACACTTTAAAAATGATGACAAAATACGCTTGAATATTGACAGGCGATAGAATCACAACCAGTCAATCAATCATATACATCGTTAAAAAAGTAATTGATAGAAAAAGCCCAGTAGGTAAATTTTACGAGGTTATAATCAAAACTGATAATGATTAGATACACGCTTACAGTACCCAACATAAAATCTGAATTACAGCCGATGATTAATAAGTCATTATATCAATCGGCATTGGTTGTAAGACGTGAGGCGGTAAGTCGTGCGCCGTATAAAAGCGGTAACCTTAGACGTAGTATTGTAGAGTATCACAATGGAAACTCTATGGAGGTCGGTACAAATGTTGTATATGGTGCTATACATGAATATGGTGGAATAATTAGACCAATAAACGGTAAATACTTGACGTTTAAAAAAGGTAACAAGTTTATAAGAGTCAAACAAGTTACTATGCCCGCTAGGCCGTTTATTGGTCCAGCGTTGTATGCAAAAACTCAAGAGATCATAAAAATATTTGAGGACAACTTTAAATCCTATATATAGACAATGTATAATACTATATGAAATAAGATTTATACCATTATTGATTGAATCGTAACAGCTCAAACCCTACCTTTGAACTTTGTTTATAATTACGGTAAAAAATTATGAGATGATGGTTATCCAATGGCAACTGTTACGCCGTCGGAGGGTGGAAAAATGGAGCCAATGGATCAAATAAGGTATAATCTGGATTGTGTTTATGATATATCGATTTACGTACAAAATAAGAGTATTGCAACAAACGAGCCAATCATAAGGCAAATCGTAGACTGAATATTGGTAGCTCTTAAATCAGATGCTTATTTGACTTGATCCGCTTTAAATTCTCGTTTTGAACTACAACGGGGTTATGTTTGAGATGAGCAACCGTTGAGGGTTGCAATAATAAAATGTTTTTATACTATATGTGTACAATAATGACAAAACCAACAAACAAGGAAACAGTAGAACCACAAAAAGAAGTCTTGATATTTCGTAGATTTTGCCCAATATTGGGATATGTGGTTGAAGTTGAATGAGAATTAAGGGAGTGGGAAATCAAAGTAAATGAATTGATTGATGAACTTGAAGCCAAAGAGGCAGAAGTAAGTCAACAATAAAAAAATCTTTATCCCAAAAAAATTATACAAATGTGTCAAAATGCTCATATTGCGAGATTACAAGCCGTAGGGTTTGCAAGAGAAACAACCGCAGGTACTCTATCTGGTTGAACAAAGTACCGATTACCAAAAGAATCTGGTATTATGAAACCAGTAGTGGAACAAGTAGACGACAAAAGTGGTTATGGTGTTATTGAGTGATCTTATGACAGTCAAGTTGTAAGAGAAACGACAGCCATAGACCTTGCAGGAATTGCGAGAGATAACGCCATTGGTATTTTGTTAAAGTCTACTTTTGGTAGTGAAACAAGTACCGCAAAAATTGCGCCAAATACTACAGTATACGACCACGTATTTACAGTATTACAATCAAACAATCATCCATCATTGTCTTGTTGGGCTTACGATCCAGTTGGAACATTTACGAGTACGTATTGTATGATTGAAGAGTTGAAAATCAGCGCAAGCGAAAGCGATTACGTTAAATTCTCAACTAAACTAGTTGGTCAAAAAATGGTTACAGCATGAACACCCACTGTATGATATGTTAGTGATAACCCTTTTATGGCTCGTCATATATC